TGCTTCGGTATCTTCATTCTTCTGCCTTCTAAAGTAACGTCATCTTACGTCACCCTTGGAAGACGAAATTCCGGGGGAACCTCAGTCCTCATGTACTCGGCGGTCAGTTCTCGTGCGGTCATGTTTCGGGCTCCTATCTCGTGTGGTTGCCTGCCAACGCCAATTCAACACGCCGTCGGCGACCTGGTGCAACACCTCCACCTTCTACGGCTCTCTCCGATCCCTTGACATCCGGCTGAAGGCCAGCCGATACTGCTGCCGTCCCTGCAAACAACAGGGGCCGGGTTTAGCAGCCCGAACGACATAGGCGGACGTTCCGCCGCCTGGCGGTTTTTTTTCGTCCGTACTGCCTTGGTGCGCCCTGATCAACGGCGGGCCGGGCGGGGGAGCCTTCGGGCTCGCCGGTTCCTATGTCCCGGTCTGCTAACCCCGCTTCGGTTCGCCACCCCCGTTTAGCAGCGGGGAGCGGATTCCAAACCGCAGACATAGGAGCCCGCCATGGCACACCCCGCCCATGGGCGCGACGACGCGCGCCCGCCCTGCACATTCCCGATTCTCCGCTTCACCCCCGGCCCCTGGCGCTGGGACGGCTACAGCCTGCGGCCAGCGAACCCGAATCCGGACGCGCACGCCGTCCACACCATTCTCGAGGCTGAGCACCTCGCGTGGGGCTTCGCGGGTTCCGACCTCGCCGCCTGCCTGGCTGAAGACGTGGCGAACCGCCACCTCATCGCCGCCGCCCCCGACCTGTACGAGGCCCTCGCCGATCTCCTCGACCAGGTGCAGCACGCTCCCGGCGGAAACCTCTTCCTGACCGGCCTCGCCGGCAAGGCCCTGCAGCTCGCACAAGGGGGACGGCAATGAGCACGCGCACCGCTTCCCTCGGGACCTCGCGCACCGTCGCACTTCCCTTTTACCGCATCGCCCCCGATCACCCGCACCTGTTCCAGGTGAATCCCGACGTGGAAGCCAGTCTGGCGCTGGAGCAGGCGTCGCTGTTCCTAGCGGCGGCCCATGAGATGGCGAAGGAAATCGCCGAACTCGAAGAGGTGGGCGACAGCGGATGGGGCGTGGCCTCCCTGATCAAGATGGCGACGGCCGTGGTCGATTCCATCATCCTTCGCGACGACGTGCTGCATGAACCAACGACAGAGTCCGCCCACACCGATACGGCGCTCGGCGCGAAGGAACGTGCGAACGAAAGGTGCTGCGCGCTGGAAGACGAGGTTGCGGCGCTGCAGCGGCAGCGCGACACCCTCCTCTCCGCCTGCCGGCGTGCCGTGCTCGCGCTCGCGCATGCGGCCAGCGAGGACAAGGCATACCTGGCCGAGTACGAGTCCATGAGCGCCGTGATCGAAGCCGTCGAGGCCACCGAAGCGGCGGAAGGGGGGCCCGTCATGGCTAAGACCACACTTCCCCTGGCGCAGGCCGAACAAGTCGTCATGGCTTTCTTCGGTCGGTCCCCGCAAAACGTCGTTCAACCGCTGCACCGTGCCGTCGAGGCGATGAACTGGCTCGGCGCGCTCTTCCAGTGCATCGAGACGGCGAACAACAGCGGCGACCGTGCGCAAAGCGCCGCGCTCATTCAGGCCCTGTCCTCGCTCGGGGTCTACGTCGCCGCCGACTACCAGGTGAACATCATCGGCGAAGCCGCCGACGACATGCAGGCGTGCCTCGATGCGGCCAAGGCTGAAGGAGGTGCGGCATGAACGCGTCCGCCGCATCCACGCCGCGCCGTCGCGGCCGTCCGCGCAAGAACGCCCAGCCCGTCGATTCGCAGTTCCCCGGCACCGTCATTCGCTTCGACTCGCGCCCGCGCCTGATGGTCGGTGACGTGGTGGAGCTGTGCCGATGCCAGCCCAGCAACCGGGGAAAGCTCGCCATCGTCGATGCCTTTCTGGACGATGGGAGAGTCCGCATCCGCGCGATGTCCCTGTCGTTCGACGCGGTTGACAAGGACACCGGCGAGCCTCTCGGAACAAGAATGACCGTCTCGATGCGGCCGGAGAGCCTCTACCGCCGCAGCAATCGCCTGCTGGAAAGGGGGGCAGCATGAAGGCCCGCCTCGTCTCCCGCCATCGGCGCTACCGCGCCCTGCGCCGGTTCTTCGGCCCGGTCTTCGCCTACCGTCTTGCCCATGCGTGGAGGGCCTGAAACATGGCAGCCATCACCCCGCACTTCACCCCCGGTTCCTGGCGGCGCTCGACCCATCGCGCCATCGTCACCGCCGGCGGCCTGCCCATCGGGGAAGTCTTCTCCGGCGCCGTGGGCATCGCGCAGGCCGACGCCAATGAGCACCTGATCGCGGCGGCGCCGGACCTCTTCACCGCCCTGCAGGCGGCGCTTGTCGTGGTCGCCGGCTGCAACGCCGACCACGCCGTCGACGTTGAGGAGCGGATGATCCGCAACGCCCTGGCGCGGGCGCTGGGCGCCGCTCGCGATCCCTGGACGCCGGCACTCTTCGTCGCCGACAAGCGCGTCCTTCTGCTGCCCAGCGCGGGATCGGAAGGCGAGGCTATCGAGCGGGCAGAGGCGGCGGCCGCCCGGCGGCGCGACGTGGAATGGAAGGCGCTGCGGAAGATCGCCGCGACCGCGCCGCCTGCCGCTTGACCGGCCGTGCGGCAAGCCCCAGCAGCCCGGCTCCGGCCGGGCATTTCGCTTCTGGCGATGGTTGCAGAGCGGGCGCGGCTGCCGGCAGTTGACGGGGTGCCTCGGTCGTAGCGGTAATTCCTACGGCTCGCTCACCGTCGCCGAGTATCTTTCGCTACTGGGCAGCGGGTCGTCGCGTCCTGTCCCACCCTCCGGCGGGCATCCCGAGGCACCGGGATATCGTAGCACCAGCGCGGCGCGCTGGCGGCGTCAATGGGGGTGCCCTGCGCCGGGAGCGAACGTCCCGGATTGCTCTCCGCAGTGGCAGCATCCAAGAGGATGCCGGGTGCGGGTCACGGCTTCGCGCACTGAGCCATGACACCGAGGGGCCTGTTTCACAACAGAGCCGCATTGCCCAGCCTGACGGCTGGCTCGTGCATGGCCGTACAGTTCCCGAGGGAACCACATTCCCCAGCCCCCTTCCGGCTGGGTCGCAAGGCACGGGATGATCGTAGCAGGCTTGCCGGCGCCGGCCTACTCGTCGAACTTCGCCCGGCGGTGCTTGGTCGGGCGCCCGCGCTTACTCCTGGCCTTCGTCGCCGCGATCATCCGTCAATCCCCGCTCGCGCATCACGGCCTGCTGACGGTCGCGCGCTTGCATCATGCGGTCGTTGAACAGGCGCAGCAGCGCTTCGCCGTCCGGCCCGCTCACAGTCACGTCGGCCTGGTGCTCGATCCGGTCGCGCCACTTCTCGGGCTGGCGGTTCTTCAGCCAGATGAAGGCCGCGCCGGTGTCCGGCGGGTAGTGCTTCACGATGTCCGTGACGGTGATCTCGCCCTGATAGTTGCTGATGTGGACGTCCGGGTGCGAGTAGCCGAGGGCGCGCTTGTAGAGGGCGTCGGCCACCTTCGCGTCGGCATCCGCCTTGCCCGCTTTTAGGGACTGCAAAAATTCGGGATGCGCCTTCTTCCAGCCGTGAAAGGTGCGCTCGGAGACGCCGAAGAACGCCGCCATCTCGGCATCGGTCTGGCCCAGCAGCGCCAGCCGGCGGGCCTGCTCCGCGTAGTCGGCACGGTAGAGCGTTGGGCGGCCGCGTGCAGGCGTGGCCTGGGCCTTGCTGGCGGATGTGCGAGGGCGGGGCGGCTTACTCGGGGCGCTCATGGCGTTTCTGCCGGGTGATGTCGATCAGGCTGGCGAACTGGGCCAGGTGATCCAGCGCGGCCCCGACTTCGCACTGTTGCGCGAGCGGCAGCTCTTCCGAGATGTACAGGCCGCCGTGCAGGTGCGCGCGCCCGATAATTTCCAGCGTGTAGAGGATGCGGGTCGTGACATCCGGCGTACCCGCCTGCTGCCTTCCTTCGGTCATGATCGGAACCCCCCGTAGCCAGAGAACGAATTTCCAGAGTTCTCCCAGTCCTTGCGGTCGATGGCCGACAGCGAACACAGGGTCATGGGGATCGCCAGTTGAACGAAACGGCCGTTGGCATCCACCGGGGAATTGATGGGCATCCCGATGGACTCGATCACCATCGGGGAGTAGATGCGGTTCTTGTACATCATGGCGATCTTGGCCGGCGCGACGGAAGGCAGGAAGGCGTGTGCCGCCGCCTCGTCCAGCGGCTTGCCGCGTGCCACCTGCTTGACGTTCTCCAGCAGCGTCAGCATCACGCCGTCGTCCGCCAGCGCGTGGGGCAATGCCCACTTCATCAACTGGTTGACGGGTGCCTCGACCTCGCTGGCGGAATCGCGCCAGGCCCGGAACAGCGCCGTCACTGTGATCTTCAGCGGCGGCATGCTGTGGAACACCTGCGTGCTGTTCAGCTTGGTGATGCCGGCACGGCCTTCAACCGCGCTGACGAACTTGGAAGCAGCCCCGCCAGGATCGCCACCGGCCCAAGGCTGAAGTGCCCCGGACGACATCATGGCTTTAACCGTGGGCATCATGCCCTGACCGGCATCCTCGAACGGGCTTTGCCAACCCGCGATCACTTCCAGGTTGGCGTCGGTCAGCGGCGCCTTGACGACAGGGCCGCCGCGCACTTCTTCCCAGTTCCGAGACGAGCCGGCCCGCTGGACTTCCCAGAAACTGGCGATCAGGTGCGGGGAAAGCCCGTCCCACAGCGAGGTCAGGACAGGATCGGTTCCGCTCACGCCAGCCCAGGAGATCGCGGTTCGCGGGTCAGCCATGAGTGTTGCCCCATTGCTGGCCGCGCGCGTGCTCCAGCAGCACCTCGGCCGCACGCACGCGGGAATCGGCAGGGGCGGCCACGTCCTGGGCGACTGCGGCCAGGGCGGCCACGGCTGCCGCCGCATGCCGCGCCGCCTGCACGCGGATGCCGGCGGCGCCGATGGGGCGGCCGGGGCGACTGTTCGGGGTGGGTTGCGGCATGTCTTGTCTCCTGCAAAAGGTGGCCGGGCCTCAATGAGCGCTCCACATCGGAGGCGGGGGCTATTTCCGGGACTGGGATCGGTCTTGCATTTACCCCTCTGCGCCCGGCCATTGATCTGACGTGCTACTCGCCCGCACGAACCGCACGAATCTTCTTGCTGATTCGCATTTTGTGAGCAGAGTTACCTTTGCTGACGTTCCGGCCCATTTCCCTCAAGGTCTTCAGCCTCTTGGCCTGGGCGCTGGCGGAATGGCTCTTGCGGCGAGCCTTTCCAAGTGCCGCCAGTTGCTTGGCCGTGAGCATCTTGTGCAGGGGCGCTCCGATTTCGTGTTTCGTGGCGCGCTTCCAGCGCAACGCCTTGGCGCCATGCGCGATGGCCCGTCCCAGCGTGTGCAGCACGCCATCCAGAGCGACAACTTGGCCACCGTCGGAGAAAGCGAAGTCGTCGATGTCGGTGCCAGCAATGCCAGCGGCTAGGGCGGACGCCACGGCGTATTTCACGCGGGAAGCGGACTTCGGATTCCAGAAGTTGAGCAGCGCGTCGATGTCACCTTCCGCCGCGTTGCACTTCACCAGGTAGGCGCGCGCGGCATTGAGCGCCACGTCGAGCACCGTGTATTCGTCCTCGGTGAGGGCTCCATCACCGTTGGCGTCGGCAATGCCGATGAAGAGAGCCATCAGGCGGTCGGCGCAGCTCTCGCCGTCGTCCAGGTCGTCGGTTTCCGCCCACTGCTGGATAGAGGCCGCTGTTAGCATGGTGATGTGGGTGGTGGTCCAGTCCGCAGCCATGGACGGTCCGGACGAGTCATTGGCGGAGTCCAGGGTTCCGGATGAATCGCGGCGCCTCAAGGTGCTGCGGATAAGCTCATTCACGATCATGGTGGCGGTTCCTCTCGTGGTTGCGGTTACGCGGCGGCGCGCATGAGGCGAGGCACTTCCGCCTTGATGTGGTCAGAGGCCGTGAAGCCGGCCGGAAGGTGGCGCTCGTCGCCTGTGGCGATGAAGCGCTCCAGGGCATCCTGCTCGGCTCTCAGCGCGACCTGCTCGCCCTGCAGCGCGGCGAGGCCATCGGCGGGCACCAGGTGCTCCAGATCGTCACCCTTGACGCCGGCATCCATCAGCGCCTTCCGGCGTTGCTGCGCGCTGGCTTCATGCTGACGGATGAGATAGTCGAGCCGCCGCAGCTCGTCCACGATCTTGAACGAGCGGCTGGCTGCCGCACCGCGCATGGGCGCCATCCGGGCATTCTCGGCTTGCAGGACCATGCGCGCGTCCTCGCCGTGTGCGGCCAGTTCACGCAGCGCAGCGGTTGCTTCCAGACCGAACTTCACGATGGCCTGATAGTCGGTTTCGCCAGGGAAGAACTGGCGGGCCAGCGCGAGCAGCGTTTCCGTTCTGAGAAGCCGAATGCCCTGCGCCAGGTCGGCGCGCAGGCCGATGGCCGCGCGTTTTGCTTCGTCGTCGCGCAGGAACGCAAGCAGTTCGTCGAGACTGGGAAGGGGCGGATGTGTGCGGAACATGATGATCTCCTGAATGAGCGATTGGGATTTTCGGCTCGACATATCCGGGCGTTCTGCGCGATTTTCCGGGTTCATGAATGCGCGGCGCGGTCGGCTTGGCGCAGCTCGTCGCAGCTGGCCTTCAGCGCCACGAGCGTCGTATGCAGGTGAGCGGCCACACGCTCTGCGCCGCAGTCGCCGGCCTCGGCCACCTGGCGCGCCGCCAGATGGATGAACCGCTCCGGGGTGGCGCTGGCGGCGGCTTCGTGCAGCGCCTGCACGCACATGTTGGCGATGCCGTAGATGATGCCGTCCTGTTCCAGCTCGGCGGGGGTGATGGTGGGTTGGGTCATGGTCTTGCTCCTTTCGGCTTTCGGGTGGGTGCGACGGACTTTGCGTGATGCCTTGCGGAGGCCGTCGCGGCGCTCCGGCAATTCGTGTTCGATGACGTGGGGCTCATGCGGTCGCCCCTTGCGCCAAGGCGGCCGGCTCCTCGGTGTCGTCGGCCGGGGCGCCGACCATGTCGAGGTGGAACCTCCGCAGCGCCCGGACTGCGCCGTCGGCGGCTTTCGATGCGCGCTCGACGGAGCCGGCCAGCGTCGCGCCGGCCCGCATGTCCACGAACTCCGGATTCAGCTCGGCGAAGCGCGCCAGGGCCGCGTCGACATCCCGCAGGCCGGCCGAGAGCGTGGTGATGGTGTGCGCCGCGCATTCGATGCGGTCGTTCAGCCGGCGCAGCCATTCCATCTGCTCCAGCCGCGCCTGATCGAGCTCGCGGAACACCCAGGCGGAAATCTTCCGCTCCTGCGTCATCCGCGCGCCCGTCTCCCAGTCGTCCATCGCCCCGAAGAGGAAGTCGACGGACACCTCGTAGACTTCTGCGGCGCGAGGGATCAGCCACAACGGCAGTTTCTGGCGATCCACCGGGGTTTCGAACGCGGCGAGCTTCGCCTGAGTGATCCCGAGCCGGGCGGCGGCTTCCGTCTGCGTCCAGCCGGTGAGTTCGCGGGCCTCGGCGAGGCGCCGCCCGATGGTGGTGACGACTGCCGCCGCCGCGTGGAGGCTGCCGGGCACCTCTTCCCCATCCGCTCCGCCGTCGATCTCGGGCGTTTGGGGCGCTGCCTCATCGGCGCGCACCGCGCGGCCGTTCAGCGCGCCGTCATTTTGGGGCCGTAGAGCGGCTTTTTCGGACGCCGGCATACCGTCGCATGTCTCGGCCTCCGTTTTCGTTTCCAGAATCGAATACGGCCCGCCGGCGGGTATCGTCAGGCTGGCGAGGATCACCGCCAGCGGCTTTTCCCGGATTTCGAGGGCGGGCCGGGGGCGAATCTCGTGGGGACGATGCGTCGTCATCGTGGTCTTGGTTCCTCAGGTCAGCGGGGAAGGTCGAACAGGTCGCAGCCGGCGCCGCCGTCCTCGGGCACGCCGCCGCAGTAGCGGTTTCCGAGGCCCGGCCGGGCAGCGTGGGCGCAGCGCCAGCAGGTTTTCGCCGGCTCGGCCGCATCCGCCGGGAGCGCGTGCCCCGCCTTGGGGTAGGCGGCGGGGGTCACCGGATCAGGCGTCGAATCCACGGCGCCTCCGGTTCATCGGTTGTTCCAGCGCACGCTGTTCGGCCGCCTGCCGGCGCTGCTCCGCCCACGCGGCCATGTCCAGGTTCGAGAACGCGGCGAACTCCCCGCGCCACCCCAGCCGCACGTCGCCTGTGCTGCCCTGGCGGTTCTTGCGCAACAGGATCTCGGCCGTGCCCTTGTCCGGGCTGTCGGGGTTGTAGGCCTCGTCGCGATAGACGAACGCGATGACATCGGCGTCCTGCTCCAGCGAGCCGGAGTCACGAAGGTCGGACGCCTGCGGGCGCTTGTTCGGCCGCTTCTCGCATTCGCGCGAAAGCTGCGAGAGCGCCACCACCGGGATCGACAGCTCCTTCGCGAGCTGCTTCAGCCCTCGGCTGATGCGCTCGATCTCGGCATTGCGGTTGTCGCCCGTGCCGGTCATGAGCTGGATGTAGTCGATCACCAGCAGCCGCAGGCCCGCCGTCCGGCGCACGCTGCGCGCCTTGACGGCGACATCGGCGAGGGTGAGCGCCGGCTGCTCGTCGAGGAAAAGCGGCTGGTCGCGCAGGGCGCCGAGCGACGCGGACAGCCGTTCGTATTCGTCGCGCTCCAGGCGACCGGCGACGAGGTTGCCGAGGTGAATGCGCGCCCTGGCGGCGTGGATGCGGTCCATGAGGTCGCCCTCGCCCATCTCCTGGCTGCAGAACAGCGCCGGGTTGCCGCCTTCCGCGACATGTCCGGCGATCTGCAGCGCCAGCGAGGTCTTGCCCATGCCGGGGCGCGCGGCCACCAGGATCAGCTGCCCATCGCGCATGCCGCCGTTGAGCAGGCGATCGAGGTCGGCGAAGCCCGTGGGCAAGCACTGGATCTCGCCCGCCTGCCGCGCATCGAGGCGCTGCAGGTGGCGCATGGCGGCGTCGGCGATCCGCTGCGGGGTCGGCTTGCCGGTCGCCGCCCCTTCGGCCACGGCCTGCATGCGCGCCTGGGCCTGCTGCAGCTTCTCGGCCACGGTCAGGCCGTGGGCGGTCGCCAGATCGTGGATCTCCGCCGTGGCGGCCAGCAGCGCCCGCAGTTGGGCACGCTCCACGAGGAGTTCGGCATACCGCCCGATGCCGGCCGCGGACCACATCCCGTTCGCCAGCTCGGCGAGGTAGGCGAGGCCACCGCAGGCTTCGGCCAGGCCCTGCGCCTCCAGGTGCTCGGCGACCGTGATCACGTCCGCCGGCTTGCCGTCGGCCAGCAGCGCCTGAATGGCGCCGAAGATGCGGCGATGGTCCTCGCGGGCGAAATGCTCGGCGGCGAGCGGCACGGTGATGCGGTCGAAGGCGGCGCCGTCGAGCAGCAGTGTGCCCAGCACGCCGCCTTCGACCTCGATGGCGACGGTCTGCAGATGGGCGTTCATGCTGCCACCTCGCAGCGCTGCGGGCGGTCTGCCGCCTGCGCGGCCCGCCGGGCCATCTCACCCTCGGTCGTCAGCACGTACTGGCCGCCGTCGGCGAGACGCCAGAACCGGAACCAGTTGTTGCGCACGGCGTTACGGAAGACCGCCGGCCAATCCGCGTAGCGCTTCGTACCGCCCCGGTAGCGCTCCGCGAACTCGATCCAGGCGAGGCGCAGCCAGTCGTCCGGGATGCCGGCGCCCTCGGCCCAGCCGAAGATGGGATCGTCCTCGGGGATGAGCTTTTCCCCGGCGGCCTTCCTGCGTTCAGCGAACGTGTCGAAGGTGACAGGTTGCTTCTTTGGCCTGTCTGCAGCAGGCAGGGGGGCGAGGCGTGCACACGCGCGCCCACTCTCTGACGGTTCCTGATGGTTCACTGATGGTTCGTCTGAAGGTTTCTTCAGGGGTATCGGGAAGATTTCTTCAGGGGGGGCGGAAGAATCCTTCAGGGGTGAAGAATCCTTCAGGGGTGAAGAATCCTTCAGGGGGGCGACGCAAACGAGGTACATGTTCGTCCCCCTCGGCCCTTCGTTCTGGAACACCTGAAGCTCGCCGCTCTTGCGCAGCTCGGCGAGGATCAGATTGACGTTGCGCGGTGTCATCCGACACTTCGTCGCCAGCGTGGCGACCGCCGGGTATGCGCGGCCGTCGTCGTCGGCGAAGTCGGCGATTGCGAGCAGCATCAGAAGGTCATTGCCGGCGTGCTGCGAGTGCTCCCACACTCGCGCCATGGTGCGAACGCTCATCGCTACACCCTCGCGATCGTGGCTGCGCGGCGGCAGGCGGCCGCGTACCGCTCCGGGGTCAGGCCGGCTTCAGCAAGGCCAGCCTTCGCAGACTCGTACCGCCCCAGCGGGCCGGGGTAGTGCCGAGGCGCGGGCGGCGACAGGCTCCCTCCCTGCAAGGCATCGGACAGGGCCTTGAGCAGCAGAATGCGGGCGGTGGCGCGCACCAGGCCGCCGTGGCGGCGCATGACGCCGAGCCAAAAATCGGCATCGGGATTCCAGGACGCCGGGGCCTGGGCGGAGACGGGGGCGGACATGGACACCCCCGGTCAGATGGCGGCGATGGCTTGGCGAAGCTTTCCGACGTTCCAGGCGGTATGCCTGGCCGACAGGCGCATGGGCTGAGGCAGCCGACCATCCTTGGTCATCCGCCAGACTGTGACTTCAGACACGCTGAGCAGCCCAGCCACTACCCCGACGCGGACATTGGCCTCGTCGGGCAGATCGCCGAAATTGCGCAGGGCTTCTTGTACGCCGCGTTGCGGCTTGGCAGTAGCATTCACGATCTTTCCATCCATGATGTGATAGGGATGGAAAGGTCATTATGGGTAGAGAAAACGCTAGAGCAACGCTATTCCTCTTTTTCTGCGCGAGAGCGGGGCTTCTTGGCAGACTCCTGGTTGCTCTTGCGGTTCGCCTCGTAGCGGTCTGCCAAGGGGCGCAGGTGTTCGTTTTCGGCCCGCAGGCGTTCGTTCTCTCTCTGGCATTCGGCCCATTTCTGATTCGCCCTTTTCAGCGCATCCACCCACTCGGTGGGTGCCAGTACTTCAGGGGCTGGAATTTGGCTAACCATCCAGAATTCAGCCGTTATTTCGACGGTTGCCGTGCCGCTGATTGTGATGTCGGCCGGGAAGCCCTTGAATTTGTCATCCATTGAAACGCCGTCGAGCGTCAGCGATCTTGCCCAGCCAACGAACTTTTCCACCAGAAAGCTTTTCCCTCCATCTGGCGAAGGCAGTATCTCGTTTTTCGCGGCCGCGACAATGCGCTTGCGAGCGCGATCCTTTGCCGATCTCTTGTCGTCACAATTGCGGTGCCACCTGACTGCGAGGAGTTCCGCGGCTTTCGCTATGGTGATGGTGTCACCGCGCTTGAAATCGTTCGTCATGTGTTGACCTTGCTCCGTGTCGCACACCCCAATGCGGAATTCATGCTACTGCCCTCGGCATCGGAATCACGTTGTTGGCGTGTTGCCACGGCTCCCCGGCCTCGCACGCGAGGATGAAATCGGTCCAGAGTTCCAGCGCCGCCCGCCGCTCGGTCAGGTAGTCGTGCTGGTCGTAGATGGCGATCAGGCCGCCCAAGGAGTGGTTCAGGCAGCGCTCGGCGACGACGACATTGACGCCGAGTGCCGCCAGGTGGCTGCGGGCCGTCGAGCGCAGATCGTGCGGGGTGAAGCGCCGCACCGGTGTGCCGGCCGCATCCAGGCGATCACAGAGTTTGTGCAGCATGGAATTTAGCGCGCGCTGCTCGAAATGCACCTCGCCGCCGTGGTTGTTCCGCCGCCGCAGTTGTCGCGCCGGCAGGACGAACGGCGAGCCGCCGGCGAAGGGCTCCAGTTCCTTGAACCAACCAGCCACGGCCGGAACCATGGGCACGGTGAAGCCTCTGCCGGTCTTGCTGTTCGCGTCGGGCACAAACCACAGGCCGCGCTCAAAATCGACGTGCGCCCATTCGGCCCGCGCGAGTTCACCGATGCGCACGCAAGTTGCCAGAAGGATTTTCACGGCCAGGGCGTTCTGTACGCCGATGCCGGCCAGCGCCGGCAGGATGGCGCGCAGCTCGTCGGCAGTGAGCTTCAGCCGCTGGCGGACGGGCTCGGGCCTGCCGACAATGGCGACTACCGAAATGCCTGCGCACGGGTTCGCGGTGACGACGTGCCGCGCGACCCCATGCTTGAATATCTCGGAGACAGCGGTGAACACGAGTTCCGCAACATTCGCGGACTTCTTCCCGACTGTCTCGATCAACGCCACCACGTCGGCCGTTGTGACCTCTCGCGCCGCCAATCCGCCCAGCTTGGGCAGGATGACGTTCTCGATGTGGTGCCGTCGCTGCTTGATCGTGTTCGGCGCCAGGCTGGGGAATGCCTTGTCCATGTAGTCGGCGGCCAACTGCCGGAAGTCCTTGGCGGCGGCGCGCTCCATGCTGGCCCGGCGCTTCGCCGTGGCTACGTCTGTACCCTGTTGGATTCGGGCACGCGCCTCCAATGCCGCAGTCTTGGCCGTGGCGATGGTGAAGTCGGGATAGCGGCCGAGTGTCAGCTCTTTCGGCTTGCCGCCGTAGCGGTAGCGCAGCACCCATGATGCGGTGCCCTTCGCCGACAACGTGAAGGTCAGACCGGGGATGTCGCCCTGCGCCCTGGCAACCGGCTTCCCGGCCCTGATCCAGTGCCGGATTTGCACGTCCGTCAGCTTGCCCATGCGCCCCTCCAATAACGTCAATTCGTGTAGCTACGCGCCTAGTTACGCACGCAGCTACACACATTCTATGCTATGCAGGGAAATGACGTGAAACTAATGTAGGCCAATAGCCAAGCATTTACAGCTAGTTGGCGATGCTCCTTGCAACTGACTGAGCCTTCCTGAAAGGCTAATCGAAATTCCAGGTGGCGATTTTCATGGATCGTCCGAATGTCCGATGGATTCGATGAGCCGGGCCGGCTCGCCGCCGGCCATTGTGCCACTGCGCTTTGCGGCGGGGTGGGCTGCGGGGAATGTGTTTGGTGCGGGGCGTAGTCGGGTAGTCCGAAGGGGGCCGCCGGAATTAAGCAATATCAAGCTGTGATCTTAATTCCCAAGTAAAATGCTCAACTAAATCGAAGGGCAAAACAATACCGATCACCGAGGAGGCGTTCCATGTTTTCTGCAAAGCTCACACAGTTTCTGTTTCGACCCGGGGCGGGTGCCCGGCGCGACCCTGCCTGGCTGCAGTCGCGCGTGGCGCAACTCGAAGCCGAAGGCGCGGCGCTGCGCGATGAAGTCGCGGCGTTGCGCGAGGAGCGCGGCGCGCTGGGTGGGGTGTTTTCCAGCCTGTCCAGCTTCGGCGCTTCGCTGGGCGGAGTGCGCGAATCCTTTCTCGGCCTGGCGGTGACCCTCAATCAGGAAAAATCCTCCGCCCTCGAAGCCGCTTCTCAGTCGGAAAGCAACCGTATCGCCTTCGAGCAGATGGCGGGCAACCTGCGCAGCCTGTTCGACCGCATGAGCGAGGCTTCGCGCAAC